GAATAATGTCTAGTGAAATTAAAGTAGATACAATATCAGAAAAGACTTCTGCTAATGGCGTAGTCATTGATGGTGTTACATTAAAAGATAGCAAGATTGGTGGAACAATAACGATACCTGGTTCTACAGGAACAATGGCTTTGACTTCTGATATTAGTGCAGGTGGTTTAACATCAGCTCAACAATTTAGAGTAACTGCAAATGTCACATCTAATGGATATATAACTTCCAACTGGGAAGTTCCAGACACAGCTAACCAAGCAAACTTAGGAAGTCTTGTGTCAGAAAGTTCTGGAGAATTTTCATTTTCTGCAACTGGTTATTATCAAGTAAGTTTCACTGCTGGTTATGAAGCATACGGCTCTGGAAATGCTTATGGAAATTTTAGAATTTACTCAACAACCGATAACAGCACTTATGTAGAAGTAGCTCGTGGAAACTTTGGAGGAACTGGTAGTACTGACTGGGGGCAAGGAACTATTGATGTTATTCTTGACATAACAAATACAACAAATGACAAAGTAAAAGTTTATTTTACTGAAGCTAGTGGCGACACAAGATTAAATGGTGACAGTGCAAATAACTCTACTTATGTAACATTTAAAAAACTAGGAGATACATAATGGCAGATTTACAAGATGCTCTTGGGCATTTTAATAAAGACAAACATCAATGGTATGGATGGATTGACACAAAAAATGGCGAAATATATTCTAATTTAAAACTCAATGATGACACAGCTACTATGCCTAGTGAAGAAGAAGTCAATGCAAAAATTGCAGAGTTACAGTGGGAGCAAAATAGAAAAAATGATTATCCTTCAATACCAAACCAGCTTGATGACATTTTTCATAATGGACTTGATGCTTGGAAAGCTACAATACAAGAAACAAAAGATAAATACCCTAAACCTGTTTAAACAATTATGATATAATCCTTGTTATGGATTATTTAATAGGTTTTCTTTTAGGTTATTTTTTAAAAGAAGCTCTTGAATTTATTAAAAGAATAAGTAAATACGATTGGGATAATCGTGCATCCTTTGATAAAGAATGGGATTGGTTAACACATGAGGACCTACCATAAACATGAGTTCTAACAACAATGGATTTACACAGAAGGAATTATTAAAATTGGTCATTGAGAGATTAGACAGACTAGAAGAAAAACTAGATAACAAATTGGACAAGTCAGAGTTTTATAAAGTATTGGGATTAGTTGCCACAGTTATATTAATTGTTGGTAGCTTAAGTATGTAGGAGTATCATGCCAAAATTAAATAATGGTGGATGTTGTGGTGGTGGATGTTGTGGCACTTTTTAGGAAGTGTTACTTAGACTTTGCCTAGCTTTATTTTTATTAATACCTACGCCTGTATTCGCAGACCATGTTCCTACACAAACTCCTTATGATATATCTGTCGCTTGTGATACTGATGGTGAAACAACTAAGGGTGACATAACTGTTACATGGCAAGAAAGTGATGGATTTGAAAGCAGCCCACCTGAACGATACGCGATAGCATTTAGTAACGATAACTTTGTAGAAACAAACTATGCAGTAGCTAACAGTACTGGTTGGGAAGAAGCATTATCTTATAAGAGCTATGTGTTTACTGCTAGTTACAGAGAAACAATATTTGGTACAACAGCAGATACATTCTATGCAAAAGTAAGAGCAGACAATGACACAGATGCTAGTTATTCTGAATGGACAAGTGTTGTAAGTATTGATTGTGATTATGGTTCTACTCCTACTACAACTACATCTACCACTACAACATCTACTACAACAACTACTACGACTACAACAGTACCTCCGAAGCCAGAGCCAGAACCTTATATACCACCACCTCCACCACCTCCTACACCACAAGAGATTATTGTTGATATAAAAGTTGAAGGTGTTGATAAGACTTATACACAAGCAGATGTTAATGATGGAACTATAGAGCGTGACCAGGAGCGTATAGATAATGAAGCTAAGTTTGGTTGCTTTATGACTAACGCACAGATAGAGCGTGGTGATTGTGTAATTATTATAGAGGAAGTAGAAGTATTTGAAGATGATATTATAGAAGAAGATGTTGTTATTAAAGAAGATATTGTTGAGGATAAAGAAGATGTGGATGTCGTCATTCTTAAGGATGATGTTGATGTACTCGACACACCTAAAGAGGAAGTATTTGAAGATGAAGTTGTGGAGTTTGAAGAACTCCCTATTGAGTTCGAGATTATTGAATTTGATTTGGAAGATATTATTCCCGAAGATGTGGTGGAGATACCAGTACAAGATGAAATAGTAGAGGAGATTGTAAATGAAAAGGTTGATGAGGAGATTTTGGTTGAGCCAATACAGGAAATTGTTGACGAGGATGTCGTTAGAGAGATACCCAAGGAACAGGACCTGGAGCCGTTAGAACTTACCGAAGAAGAAGTTACTGTTGAAGTAGAACAAGTTGTAAAAATAGTAGAAGACATTGTTATTGATGAAGCTACTGTTGAAGAAGTTGTTGAAGTATTAGAACAAGTCAATGACATTGGTGTACAAAAATTAGAACAAGCTACACAAGAAGTACAGGAGATAGTACAAGCTGTTGTTGAGGAAGCTATTGCAGATGTAGAAGTTCTTACGGAAGAACAGATAGAAGTTGTAGCCGAGGTACTGCAGGTACAAGCAGAAGATGTACAGATAATAGCTGATGCTGTAAAGGATGACGAAGTTATAGCAGAAGCTGTAGAAGAATATGTAGAGAGAGCAGTAGCAAACGCAGATGTAGAGAACTATACACTCGCTGATGTTGTCACAGAAAAAACTTACGAAGCGTTTATAGAAAACCCTATAAAAGTATTTGTTGATTTAGATTTTGATGATGTCACACTATCAAGCATAGGTGATGACATGACACAAGACCAAAAGGAAAAAGCACAAGAGGTTGTAGTGCCAGTTATTTTGACTAGAATAGCTAGTATGGCAGCATTTATTTTTAGGAGAGGTAATGTTTAAACAACTAGGTAACTGGATAGTTAAAGCAATTAAGGAAACACTTAACCTTAGTTGGACTTTAGTTGGATTAGTTATTGCTACACTAACTCTTACTGGTTCTGCCCAGCAAGTTACAGGATTAGCTACACTAATTACACTAGCTGTATGGTTATTAACCATTAGTTTTAGAAAGGAATAGTTATGAAACTACAAGTAGTGAGACACCAGTTCGGAAAAGATGCGACCAATGGAATGTTATTTATTGATGGTATCTTTGAGTGCTACACACTGGAAGACCAGTATCAAGCAGTTAAAGTTATGCACGAGACCTGTATACCAGAGGGAACTTATGATATTAACTTTAGAAAAACTGGAGGTTTTCACGCTAAGTATACAGAGAGGTATCAGAATGCACACTATGGAATGTTGCATGTACAAGATGTACCTAACTTTACTTACATACTTATACACACTGGTAACACAGACGAGCATACCAGTGGTTGTCTCATTGTAGGTGAAAGCCAACAAGACTTAGATGTATCTAAGGATGGGTTCATAGGCTCAAGTACAAAAGCGTACAAAAAAATGTACGCAAAAGTTGCAGGTCAATTACTACAAGGTAAGAAAGTAACAATAGAATATACAACAATAGATAATTTGTTTAAACAAACCAGTGTAGATAACACAGCTAAAGACCATGTGATTTTAACTACCACAGTTTATGATAAATTGCAGGAAATCAATGGAAATGTTTTGACAATTAAAGCAAAACTTAATGGAAAGATAATAGAATAGTGTTTGAGAGATACAAAAGAAAAAGAAATCAAGATGGTACATTCAAGAAGGATGTAGGGTGGACGCCTTGGAATGAAGCATGGAGTTATAAGATGAGTGAAGAATTAAAAGATATGATTGAAAGAACTGCGTGGACATTTGTGGAAGCGTTCATAGGTGCCTTAACAGTTGCTCCCTTAGTTGGTGTGGAAGCTGATACTATTCAGTTGGCTGCGTTAGCTGGTGGTGGTGCAGCACTTGCAGTTATTAAAACATACGCAAAAAAACAAATAACTAAATAACCTTTTATTGTCTTAGGTATCCTGTAAACTGTTATTAACAGGGATAAAGGAGAGATATGCCTAAGAAAAAATCACACAAGAAAACTGCTATACCTGCAGAGAATGGTAATAACTTTTACAAGGCTGGATGGCAGCCGAGTATAGACATAGACCCTAACACTGGTAAGGGTGAAGTTGTTCATGTAGGAACAGACCCTAACTATGAAAATGACTTCGATAATATTCTTAAGAACTGGGGGTTTGACCCTAACATCTATGAGATAGATGGTATCTTAAAGGTATCTTCATGGAATGCACAGCTTAAAGGTGGTATCGTTGAAACCTTCCACGCATTTAAAGGTACTATACGAAGAAAGTCAGCAACACATGACAAACATTACAATGAATTGTTTAAACATGCTATTAAAAAACCACCACTAACTAAAAGAAATATCTTTGGTGGTGACACAGCAATGTTATTCATGATGAGTGATTGGCAGTTGGGTAAGGACGATTACGGAGTTGAAGCTACCATAGCTAGGTATGATGTTGCATTACAAGATGGTGTCAAGCTATTAAAAAACTACAGAAAGATGGGTAAGAAGATAGACGAGGTTTACTTAGTAGGTATGGGTGACCTCACAGAAGGATGTTCTAAGTTTTTCTACGACAGTCAGCCCTTCAATGTTTCTCTTAATCTGTTAGAACAATACTCATTAGCTAGAGCTATGATATATAAAACAGTAGAGACTTTCTTACCACATGTAGATAAGATTACTTTGACTGGTGTACCAGGAAACCATGGTGAGATGACAAGAAGTGGTAAAGGTCAAGTACTATCTAATAGATTAGACAACTCGGATACTATGCACTTAGAAATTATGAGTGAGATATTCGCTGCTAATAAAGAAAGATATAAAAAAGTGAAGGTCATAATACCAGAAGGTTATCACTTGAACCTAGAGATTAAAGGCAAGAAGACAGCATTCACTCATGGTCACATGACTAATGGTGGAGGTAATGCAGAGGCTAAGATAGAGGCATGGTGGAAGGGTCAGATGTTTGGTTTCCTACCAACAGGTGAAGCAGAGGTGTTGATAACTGCACACTACCATCACTTTCGTGCTAAGAACCAAGGAGATAGGCACTGGTTTCAATGTCCTTCTCTTGATAAGTCTATTGATTTCACACAGAGAAGTGGGTTATGGTCTCATCCAGGTGTGCTTACTTTATTAATAGATGACAGAGGTCCAAGTTTCCCAGTGATTGTTTAAACGGAGTATTCAGAATACTTTAATGTAACCTCTTGACCTGCTGTTATATTCTCTAGTGTTCTTATGTAGTGGTATCTTTGTATCACATACCTCGTACAATTAGGTGTGTCACTGTGGTTTATGAAGCCACCTAGTGGTGTTCGTATAAGATTTTTATAAATG